GGCTGGCCCGCGAGCCTGCAGAGATCGATCACGGCGCGCGCATGGGCGATGGCCTCGGCGCGAACGGTCGCGGTGTCGGCATTAGTGGTCTCACATGCGGCCATGGTTGGCGCCTCCGCAGCCGGATGTTCGGAGTCAGGTAGGGTGTCGGCGTCTTCAACACCCTCGATCTGCAGCTCGGTCGCGACAGGTTCATCGGGTTCACTGGCTGCCTCGACCACTTCCGGCGGAGCGTTGCGAAAGCGCGCAGCATCAAAGGAGGCGGCGAGTTTTACCGGCTCGCCGATGCGGTCGATGAAGCCAATATCCAGCGCTTCCTGGGCATCGAGCCAGGTCTCTTCCGCCATCAGGGCGGCGATCTCGTCGTCAGGTTTGCCTGATTTCGCGGCATAGCCCTGGATCAGGCTGCCTTTGACCTTGTCGAGCGCCTCAGCCGTGGCGCGCATGTCCTCGGCCGTGCCCATGACCAGCCCCGAGGGATCGTGGATCATCAGGAAGGCGTTTTCCGGCATGACGATGGTGTCACCCGCCATGGCGATGTAGCTTGCCGCCGAGGCCGCGATGCCATCGATCCAGACGGTGATCTCGCCCGGGTGCCGCTTCAACGCGTTGTAAATGGCGACCGCGTCAAAGACCGAGCCGCCGGGGCTGTTGAGACGCAGATCAATCGCCGCATCGTCGGGCAGCGCACCGAGTTCCGCGAGGAACCCCTTTGCTGTGACGCCATAGGCGCCGATTTCGTCATAGATCAGCACTTCCGTGCCCGAGGTGCGGGCACGGATCGTGTACCAGGATTTCATGGGGTTACTCCTGTTGTAGGTCGGTGCCCGAGTTATTGTCGGACGGTCCGTCACTCGAATTTGGATCGGGCAATTGGACGGGCGTTGCCCTTGCCCCCTGGGTTTCGCCGGGGCTGGCGCGATAGGTCAGGCCCAGATCGGCTGCCCGTTTCGCGTCGGATGCGTTTTCACGGTCAACCTCTTCGATGTCATAGCCGGTGGCCTCGACCACCTTGCGCCGGGAGGTCAGGCCCGCTTCCATAGCCAGCACCTGCGCCTGGATGTCTTTGAGCGGATCGACCCAATCCCACCGTGGCGGGATCCATTGCACCGGCCGGGCCGTGACAGGATCTGCAACCAAGGCGCCCGAGAGCACGGCCGTTTCCAGCCAGCGCCGCCAGATGGGGCGGCAAAGCTGGTGCGCCATGACCCCATGCTGAAGCTGGCCAATGCGGCGGCGGAACTCGACAAGCTCAGCCCGCAGACTCGAATAGTTCGCCTGCCGAACATCGCCGGTGACAAGGTGGTATGGCAGCCCCAGCGAGGCCGAGACCGCTAAGAGCGTGCGATATTGAAAGGCCTCATAACCGCCACCGACATCAGCGGGGCTGGAGAATTTCACATCCTCACCCGGCAGCAGCACCTGCATGGTGCCCGGCTCGAGGCTGGCGATCGCGGCACCGTCAAGGTCGGCCTCGCCTTCGCCCATCATCGGGTCTTCTGGGGCCGTCTTGGTGATGAAGCCCGCGAACATCGCCGCCGTCTTTTTGCGATCGAGTTCAGCGTCATCGTATTGGTCCAAGAGGAACAACCGCACCATGGCCGGTGCCACATGAGGCAGGCCACGGATCTGACCGGCGTCGATGGGCCTGTAGATGTGCAGCACCTCCTCGGCAGGCACCCGCACCGTGTCCGGCGCCACTACCCGCTGATCCGTGCTGTCGCCCGGATGACGGCGGCGGAAGTGATAGGCCACGCGCCGCCCAATCAGGTCGAATTCGATCCCGCATCGGATTCGATTGCCGTTCGGATCCGTTTCGGTTTTCTCGAAGGGCAGCATCTCGGATTGCAGAAGCTGCAACTGTAGCGGCACCAGCAGCCCGTCTTCCGCGCGACGCGGGCGCAAGCGCACAAAGCACTCGCCGGCGACAAACATCTCACGCGCGACCATGGCCTGCAGGCCGTAGAAGTCGGTCAGACCATCGGCATCCGCCTCATCCGTCCAGGCCAGCCAGAGCTTCTGGACCTGGTCGCGCAGTGCCGCATCCGTAATGAGCGAAGACGGTTTGATCCCATCGCCGACGAGGTTGGCTGCGAAGGCTTCGCAGGCATTGGCAGCGTAGCCGTTGGTCACCACCAACTCACGGGACCGAGCTAATAATCGCGGGCCGCCAGAGGCAACCAGCGCGTTGATGTTCTCGAGCGGCGGGTTCCAGCCGCGCAAGCGGCGTTTGGCCATCGCCCCCTCAAGCCGCGCGCGCATGGCGTCAGAGCCGCCCAGCTTGGGGCGGCGGAAGAGATCGAAGAGTGCCATCTGATCAGAGACCTTTGGCCGTCGTTATGCGGACCTGCCGGACCATGCGACGACCCTCGGCAGAAGCGATTTCGCGGTCTAGGGCCTCAATGGCACGGTCGATCTCAGCGACGGAGCGATAGTCGACCGTTTTGCCGTCATAGCTGACACGGGCGACGCCAGAGGATCGTTGTGAAGAGAGCGCTTCCCGGCGGGCGCGTAGGTCCGTGATTGTGGCCATCGCCATCACCTCGTAAGTTCGACACAAAACCACCGCTAGGCCGCGTCATGTCCACCAAGATCGCCCGTATCAGGATTGAACTCGAACATATCGCTCCGCTCATCTGGCGGCGCGTTGACGTCAGCCTGACGACCAATCTTCGCGCACTGCACGAGATCATTCAGGCGGTCATGCCCTGGGAGAACTACCATCTTTATCAGTTTGCCGTGGGCGAACGTGTCTATGGCGAACCCGATCCCGAGGATGCGGTCTGGGGCCGCAAGATCTATCAGGCCAAGGGCATGCGCCTCGGCACACTTGTGGACCGTGGTGTGACCGAACTTCTTTACACCTACGATTTTGGCGATGACTGGCAGCACCGCGTCATTCTCGAGGAGGTCATCGAAGCAACGGCCGGCACCGACTATCCCCTCTTTATCGATGGCGAGCGCACAGCCCCACCTGAAGATGTGGGTGGTCCTCCCGGGTTCATGGACTTCGTTGAAGCCATGGCGAAAACACGCCATCCGCAGCGCAAAGATCTGGTGCGCTGGTATGGTGGCCCCTTCAACCCTGTGGATTTCGGCGCGGAGCAGATCGCCGAAAGCATCCGCGAGATCGCGGTGAAACGAAAGGCCGCCCTTGAGGCCTTCGAGCGCAGCCGTCGCAAACGGCTACACTGATTACATTGGCTTATCCCATATAGGATGACCGCGCGACGCGGCGGACCTGCGTTTTGCGAGCAGGTTTCAGGCCTGTGGCAGAGGCCGTGCCCCTGCCATCAGCAACCGCAAACTGCGCCGCGAGTTCTTCCCACCTCGCGTCTGACCAGCGGTCCGCGCCGAGGATCCAAGCGGCCGCGCGGGCATAAACCCGGCAATCGAGTGCCTCGTTGCGTTCCCGCAGCTTCTGCCATTCGAGTTTCGCGAAGCCGCGTTTATTCTTGACCGTGACCAGTTGCTCAGCCGTCAGCTGCTTCAGCCATTCGGCATCGACCCAGCCCGGCAGATGAAGAAAGCCGGGAGGGAACGTCTCCACATCCGCCGGGCTGGTTTCCAACGGATCAAGCCGCAGGAAGCGATAGGTCTCGGCCTTGAATGTCGAGGTGGCGATGGTCCAAAGCCGTGCCCCGCGGCGCAGGCGTTTCCCACCTATTGTGGCGTCCACAAAGGTTGGGCCTGTGACGGGGCTTGCTCTATTGAAGCCCTCAAGGCCCTTGATCGGCGCGACCTGGCCAAAGCCCACCTGGCGCGCCCAGGCATAGACGGCAGCAGTTTCATAGCCTGTGTCGATCGCAAGCCGTGCAATGGTCATCGGTGTGCCGCTTGCGTGAACCCACGTCCGGCCAAGGAGGTCGGAGAGTTTCTGCCAGCACGCCGGATCGCCAGGACCGCCGTCGATGACGATGTGGTCAATGAGCCAGCTTTGCAGGCCCTTGCCCCATGCCCAAACATCAACCTCGATCCGGTCTTTCTGGACGTCGGCGCCAGCGGTCAGAAACAGCCCGCCGGCCGGCACCGTGCCTGCGCGCCAATCCTCTTTCAGCCCTTGAAGCCGCTGCCAGTCAGGCGCCTCTCCGCTTTCCATCCAGGTCTCGCCGAGGGAGGTGTTGATGAAGGTCTTCATCGTTTCGTCCCCACCCGCGCGCGCCGATAGAAACGCCTTAGCCATGGCCTCGAGCCGCACCCAGGGCGAATAGATCTCGTTCAGATGGAATCCGGCCGTCCCGTTGAACGGCGCATCCGCGATCCAGCGTCCCTTGGAGATTGCTGCCCAGCGGGTCTCATCCTTCCACGCGACGTCGCAGTCAGCGCAGTGGTAGCGCGCGGTTTCGGGGCGATGACCGCCGTTCTCGTCCTTGTCCCATTTGACCTGGCCCCAGGTCAGCAACTGTTCTGCGTCACACGCCGGGCACGGCACCCAATACCGACGCTGATCGCTCTCCTCGAATGCCGCCTCAATTCGACTGGCACCCTTGTTCGTCGGCGTTGAGACCAGCACGATCTTGCGGTTCCAGAACGTCACCGTCCGCTTCTTCGCGAGGTTGACCGGGTCGCCCTCGGCCCCCGCGCTGAACGGATAGCGATCGACCTCGTCGCACAAGAGGAGCCGGATCGGTCGGCTTGCGAGCCCCGAAGGCGCGTTGGCTCCGACGATGGTCAGATGCCCACCCGGGAACCGCTTGTGCAGGATCTTGTTGTTGCCGTCCCGCGAACGCGGATCGGCGATCTTGCCCTGCAGGCAGGGCGTGTCCCGCGCCATCGGCGAGAAGCGGTCCTTCGACCAGGTTTCGGCATCCCGTTCGGTCGGCATCACCACCATGATCGGCGCCGGGTCATGGTCGATGTGATAGCCGACCATATTAAGGATCGACTCCGATTTGCCAATTTGGCTGCTCGACATGATCACGACGGTCTCGGCTGCCGGATCCGAAATCGCATCCATGATCCCGCGCTGGTATTCGGCGCGGCTCGTGCGCCACTGGCCGGGCTCGGCGCTGGCTTCAGAGCTCAGCCGTCGGTTCTGATCGGCCCAATCGCTGATCGTCAGATCCGGCGGTGGCTTCAGAACTGCCAGTGCTTTCGCCACCGTCCGCTTCAGGATCGCTGACCCCTGCAAGGTCAATGTCGGCTTCAAGTTCAATTTCTGGCTGCGCGAGATCATCGAGCACCTCGCGGATGGCGGCGCGGATCAGGTTCCGGGTGTCTCCGACGGTTGATTGTTCAAAGGCCTGTGGTGCCAGCCGGTCAGGCAGGGCCAGCAGGCGGGTGCGCAAGAGCGCCAACACCGCGATCCAGGCCGCCTCGATCTGTTCGGCGGCGATCAGCGAACGGCGCTTTTCCTCGGCCTCCATCTCGGCGAGGTCGGCCCGCGCCCGGATGAAGCGCGCGCGTTCGGCAGCATAGTCTGGCGCACCGGCCTGCGCCTTCAGCGCCTGATCGCGCAGATAGCGCACATAACCGCGCACCGACCCGATCAGATCATATTGCCCGCGCTCTGCCTTGGGGATCACGCCCTCGCGGCTCAGTTGCTGGACACGCCGTTCTGAGAGGTCGAGCAGCCGCGCGATCACGCCGATGGGTTGTGTGGCGGATGACATTCGCAGACCCCGAGAGTGCAATTAACCGTATGAAATTGCGTCGAATTCACTGGATAAACCTCGCCACTAGAGCGAACCTCAAGACATCAGAGACGCAATTCAGGACGCATCGAGATGAGCCACCACCCCACAGCCAAAGACGCGTTTATCGCGAAGAAGGCCGCGATCGACGCAATGCTCGCGCGGCTACAGGCGCTGAGCGACACGAACTTCGGCTCCGACCCTGACGCCCTGCATTGGGGCCATGTCGGCAACCTCGACTATTACGCCGAACTCCTGAAGCGCATCACGGACAGCGCCTTCAAAGAAGGCGAGCACGCGGAGTAAACCCCATGGAAACCACCAGCATTCGGCTTCCCATCCGGAACCTGCCCGAGCACTTTGATCGCAGCCGCATCACCGTCGTCCTTGAAGAGATCGAGATGGCATTGATGGACGATGGCGGCGTTTACGCCCAGACCTCTGCCGATAGCTTCACCATCAAGATCGAAGTCCCAACCCATCAGCTGATGGACACCGCCAGCTGCCTGAAAGGCCTCGGCCTGATCTAGCCCTCGGGTTTCGCCACCCGAATGGCCTCGAAGAGCCGCCGCAGCAGGAACGAGCGAAACAGGCTGACGATCGTGAAGATTCCGCCCATC